ATTTTCAAAGAACTTTAGAAGATTGGGCCGCGTTTAATATAAACAATAGAACTAAACACGATGCTTCGATTAGTTCTGGTTTAGCAATTATGGCTTGTAATAAAAATAAATATAGACCTATAGCTGAAACCATAAAAGAAAAAGTTAATTTAAATTTTTCAAAGTATGATAACAAAGGTTATAAATCAAAAATAATTAATTAGATGATTAATACTAGTACTAATAGTTCCTTTCCAAGTCAGGTGGTACCTCTCGCGGAAAAGCTTAGTTTGGAATATGGTTTGCAAGTAGGGCAAGCTATTGAATATGAGTGGTTTAGAGGAGGTAGAGTTAACGGAACAAGATGGCAAAAAGGTTTTCAAAACTTTAATAGATTAAGATTATATGCAAGAGGTGAACAACCTGTGCAAAAATATAAAGATGAATTATCTATAAATGGTGATTTATCTTATTTAAATTTAGACTGGAAGCCAGTACCTATAATACCTAAATTTGTAGATATAGTTGTAAATGGTATTTCTTCTAAAAAATATGATATAAAAGCTTACGCTCAAGACCCTTTTTCACAAAAAGAAAGAACTAACTATGCGTCATCAATTTTAAGAGATATGTTATCTAAACCTTTGTTAGATAATATACAGCAAAGTTTAGGTGTAGATGTTTACAACGTAGTTGATCCCGCAAATTTACCTCAATCAAAAGAAGAGCTTGAAGTACATATGCAATTAAACTATAAACAGTCTGTAGAAATAGCTGAAGAAGAAGTTATTAATAATGTTTTAGATTTTAATAAATACGAGTTAATTAATAAAAGAGTTGTAGAAGATATAGTTACTGTTGGCATTGGAGCTGTAAAAACTAGTTTTAACAAAGCTGAAGGTGTTACAATAGATTATGTAAACCCTTCTAATTTAGTTTATTCATATACTAATGATCCTAATTTTCAAGATTTATATTATGTAGGTGAAATAAAATCTATAACACTACCTGAGTTAAAAAAAGAATTTCCTAATTTAACTAACGAAGAACTTAAAACAATACAAAAGTATCCTGGTAGAGAGGGTTATATGCGTAACCGTAATAACAATGATGATTTAGTTCAAGTAATGTACTTTGAATATAAGTCCTATATAGATCAAGTTTTTAAAGTTAAAAACACTGATAATGGTTTAGAAAAAGTATTAGAAAAACCTGATACATTTAACCCACCAGAAAGTGATAACTTTGATAGAGTATCTAGAACAATTGAAGTATTGTTTACAGGTGCTAAAGTCATGGGTGTAGAACAAATGCTTAAATGGGAGATGTCAGAAAACATGACAAGACCTAAAAGTGATTTAACTAAGGTTAATATGAACTACAATATTGTAGCGCCTCACATGTATCAAGGCCGTATAGATTCACTTGTAGGACGTATAACGGGTTTTGCTGATATGATACAGCTTACGTCACTTAAGTTACAACAGGTGATTGCTAGAATGGTTCCAGACGGTGTTTTTGTAGATGTTGATGGTTTAGCAGAAGTTGATTTAGGTAACGGTACTAATTATAATCCACAAGAAGCTTTAAACATGTATTTCCAAACTGGTAGTATAGTTGGTAGAAGTTTAACACAAGATGGTGATCCTAACAGAGGTAAAGTACCTATACAAGAATTACAAACATCTAGCGCTAACGGAAAGATACAATCGTTGATCAACACTTATCAGTATTATTTACAAATGATAAGAGACGTAACAGGATTGAATGAAGCAAGAGACGGCAGTTTACCAGACAAAAACGCGTTGGTCGGTTTGCAAAAAATGGCTGCCAATGCTTCTAATGTAGCAACTAAACATATTTTAAACAGTAGTTTATATTTAACACTTAAAACTTGTGAAAATATATCACTTAGAATAGCCGATATGTTAGATTTTGATTTAACTAACAATGCGCTTAAAGCTAGTATAGGTAAATTTAATGTTGCTACCCTACATGAAATAGATGATTTACATTTATATGATTTTGGAATTTATATGGAGTTGGAACCTGAAGAAGAGGAAAAGGCTATGTTAGAACAAAACATTCAAATGGCTTTACAACAAAATCAAATATACCTTGAAGATGCTATTGATATTAGAGAAATAAGAAACTTAACTTTAGCTAATCAAGTTTTAAAATACAAAAGAGTTAAAAAGCAAGAAGCAGATCAACAAGCTCAAATGGCTAATATACAAGCTCAAGCAGATTCAAACTCTAAAGCATCAGAGCAAGCAGCTATGAATGATGTTCAAAAAGCCGAAGCTTTAGCTCAAACAGAAACACAAATAGAACAATCCAAATCTCAGTTTGAAATTCAAAGAATGCAAACTGAAAACCAACTTAGGTTACAGATCATGGCTCAACAATTTGAATATGACATGAAGCTTAAGCAAATAGACGTAGAAACAAACACAAAAAAAGAAGCTGAAATAGAAGATCGTAAAGATACACGAACTAAAATACAAGCTTCACAACAATCTCAATTAATTAGTCAAAGACAAAACGATCTTCCGCCTACTAATTTTGATGCACCAAATGATTCAGATTTATCTGGATTTTCAATATAGTTTTTTAACTATTTATTAATTTTTATATTATTTTATTATGTCAGAAACAAAAGAAAAAGCTGGAAAGCTTAAGGTAAAAGCTAAAATGCTTAAACCTAAAAATCTATCAAACAATGATGAACCTATAAAAGTAGATTTATCAAAACCTAAAACAGAAGAACAAGATGCCATTCAAACACAAGAGACAAATGATAGCAATGTTGTTGTCGAAGAGTCAAAAAACAGTGTCGACAGCAAAGAAGTGGTTGAAGAAATACGGCCCACCGAAGAAGTAAAACCAGTTATTGAAGAAATAATTGATGAAAAACCTGAAGAAGAGGAAGAGGTTATTTCTATAGGTGAAAAGATGGAACCACAAGCTGAGATTAAAGCTGAGGAACCAGAACCATTAAAACAAGATATTAATTTACCTGAAAACATCGAAAAAGTCGTAGACTTTATGAAGGAAACAGGTGGAACATTAGAAGATTATGTTAGATTAAACGCTGACTATTCTAATGTAGATAGTGATACATTATTAAGAGAGTATTACAAACAGACTAAATCTCACTTAGATTCAGAAGAGATTAGCTTCTTATTAGAAGATAATTTTCAGTTTGATGAAGAGTTAGATGAAGCAAGAGATATTCGAAAGAAGAAACTTGCATATAAGGAAGAGGTTGCAAAAGCCCGTAAGCATTTGGATGGTTTAAAGAGTCAATATTACGACGAAATCAAGTTGAGACCCGGAGTAACTCAAGAACAAAAGAAGGCTACTGATTTTTTCAATCGCTACAACGAAGAGCAAAATGTAGCAGAGCAACAACATGAGGTGTTTATCAATAGTACTAATGATTATTTTACTAAAGAATTCAAAGGTTTTGATTTCAGTGTAGGAGATAAAAAATTTAGATACGGAGTTAAAAATCCTAGTGAAGTTGCAAATAATCAATCTAACATCAACAATATAGTTAAGAAGTTCTTAAATGATAAAGGTGATGTAACTGATGTAAAAGGTTATCACAAAGCTATGTATGCCGCACAACATGCAGATACTATTGCACAGCATTTTTACGAGCAAGGCAAAGCCGATGCAATTAGGAATGTCGCTGCAAAATCAAACAACATTAGTAACGAAGCTAGAGCAAGTGCTCCAAGCGACGTGTTTGTTGGTGGATTTAAAGTTAAAAGTATAAGTGGTCTTGACTCTTCAAAATTAAAAATCAAAGCAAGAAAATTTAACTAAAACTAAAAATTATTTATTATGGGACAAATCGCTCCTGTGTTTGGAAGTATTATACCTTCTCAAACGCAATTACCGCTAGCTAACAACTATCTAGCGTTCAACACTGGTGGTGCAAATGCTAATGACTTTGCTCAACAGTATCTACCAGAAGTTTACGAAGCTGAAGTAGAAAGATATGGAAACAGAACTTTATCTGGTTTCTTAAAAATGGTTGGTGCTGAAATGCCAATGACATCTGATCAAGTTATATGGTCAGAACAAAATAGATTACACATCTCTTACACAGGGTGTACGCTAACAGGACCTGGTGCTGGAACATTTGTTTTCAGTGTACCTACTAACGCTGCTGTTGGTGCCGCTTCTGTTAAGAATGCAATTGCTCCAAATGATACTATCGTTGTAATGAACCCAACAACGGGTGTTACATTAAAAGGTGTTGTTGGTGCTGTAGCTGCAAATGGTGCTTTAACTAACGTTACTGCTTATCCATTTACTGCTGCTAACTGGGATACTTTAGGTATTGCTGCTGCTGCAGGTGCTGCTGGATTAAAGATATTCGTTTATGGTTCTTTATTTGCTAAAGGAACTGGAAGCGGAAGTTTTTCAGTACAGCCACAATTTACTCAATATTCTAATCAACCAATCATTATCAAAGATAGATTTGAAATCAATGGTTCTGACATGGCACAGATTGGATGGGTAGAAGTTGCTACAGAAGATGGAACATCAGGATACTTATGGTATTTAAAGTCTGAGTCTGAAACAAGATTACGTTTTGACGATTACTTAGAAATGGCAATGGTTGAAGGTGAATTAGCTGACGCTAACGGTGGTTTTGCTGCACAACAAGCTAATGTTCCAGGATTCTCTGGAGTTAATGCTGCTGCTGGATCTATCAATGCTCACGGTACTGAAGGTCTTTTCCAAGCTATTACTAACAGAGGTAATATCATGAGTGGATTCCAAGGTGCTACAGGTATTTCAGATTTCGATCAAATACTTAAAAATCTTGATACTCAAGGTGCTATTGAAGAAAACATGTTATTCTTAAATAGAGATACAGATTTAGAATTCGATGATATGCTAAGCCAAATTTCTGCTGGACAATCTGGTGGAACTGCTTACGGTTTATTTGAAAATTCTGAGGATATGGCTTTAAATTTAGGTTTCTCTGGTTTCAGAAGAGGTTCTTATGACTTCTACAAAACAAGCTGGAAATACTTAAACGACGCTTCAACAAGAGGTGCAGTAG